CCTGAGTTTGTGGCGGGTGTCATTCGTCTGGTTGTCCAGTACGGCGTAATTCCACGTTACGCCTTCGTTCGCAACATGGTTTCGGACACGCTGACGACTTCGCGACGCTTGACCGGGATGGTTGCTTACCCTGTTGGCGAAACCAAGGAATTTACCCAATCCCAAGCGACCTACGGGCCGTTGAATCTCGTCGCTCGAAAGTGGGGAACGCTTACCAAGGTCTCCAGCGAAATGAGCGAGGATTCGACGATTTCGATGGCCGAAGAAATCGCAACCGAAGCGGCTTTGGCTCACGCCTTGGCAGCCGACGAAGCTGGTTTCCTTGGCGATGGAACTGGGGCTTATCATGGCGTCGTAGGTCTTGCCAATGCACTCGCAGCCGGATCGGTTGTTACGGCAGCAGCGGGACAAAACACGGCGGCAACGATCACGATTGCGATGTTCCAAGAAGCTCTTGGCAAACTCCCGGCCTTTCCTGGAATCAATCCGGTCTGGTTTGTCTCCAAGCCTGTTTGGTCGAACGTCATGGGACGCCTTCAATTGGCCCTCGGCGGCAACAACAAGGAAGACCTCGGGCAAGGGCCGGTAACTCAGTTCCTCGGCTATCCAGTGGTATTCTCTGAGGTCTTGCCAAAGACCATCGGAGCATCGACCAAGTTTGGCTACTTCGGGGATCTGCGAATGGCCTCCACTCTCGGCTTGCGTCGCAACTTCGAGCTAGTCGGTGACGTTTCGCGGTACTTCGAGACCGACGAAATTGGTTTCCGATCCACGATGCGATGGGATTACAACGTCCACGAGCGCGGCGATGCAAGCAACCCAGGCCCAATCCTTCAATTGGTCTCGGCCTCCTAATCCAACCCAACAAAAGAAAGTAGGTGACTTGTGAATCCTTTGCATTATGTGAAATGTGTTCCGGCAATCAAGCCAGCGGCAATCGTCGACAACGCGACGGTGACGGCTGACGTTATCGATTGTCGAGGTTTCGACTTCGCTTTGATCGTGCTCCAACTCGGAGCAACTGACATTGCGATGACGGCATTGAAGCTCCAGCAAAGCTCCACGAGTGGCGGCGTTTATGCCGACATTACCGGAGCGACGTTTGCGGCTGGAACGGGCTACAACGGAGCTACGCTTGCCTTGCCAAGCGCGACCGACGACGGCCAGACTTGTGCCTTCATGGTCGACATGCGGGGCCGTGAGCCATTCCTAAAGGTTGTCGCGACCTTCGGCGATGGCTCTAGCGGCGGGTTCATCGCGGGCGTCGCTGTCCTCGGTTACGGCAAATTGCCACCAACGACTTCGGCGGGTGTTGCCGATGGCGATGTTTGCTTGGTGATCTAATGATCGTCGAGCTATTGACAATGTGGAGAGGCTTTCCGGCTGGCTCAAGGCTGGAAAGTCTCTCCGATGGCGTGGCGTTGATTTTGATTCAAAGGGGTGTTGCAAGTGCGATTGAAACCCGAAGTAGTGACGAAGCCAACAGCCGAGCCGGTGACGCTCAGCGAGGTCAAGAAACAACTCGAAATCGCAAGCAGCGACACAAGCCATGATACGCACCTTACCGCTTTGATTGGGGCGGCTAGAGAGCAATGGGAACACGATACCGACAGCGTGACATGCTTTCAAACGCTTCGAGTCCGGTTGCCTTATTGGACCGATGGATTGAAGCTACCGCGAAGCCCGATTCACTCGATAACCTCGATTCAGTATTACGATGGACTCAACACGCTCCAGACGTTAGCGGCCAGTCAGTACCAATTGCACGTTGACGAAATCCGGCTTGCTTACCTAGTGACGCTACCGGCGACCGTATCGCGTTGGGATGCCTGGACGGTAACGTACAAGGCTGGGCACTCGCAAGACGGGCAGAGCGTACCAGAGGCGGCTAGGGCGGCTATCTTGATGCTTGCGGCTCACTACTTTGAAAACCGAGACATGCTTATGTCCGACGCGATGCAAACGATGCGACCTTACGAAATGTTGGTTCGGCGATTTATGCGGAGTAGCTACCCATGAACAAACCACAAGAAAAAACCAATCCGCTCGACCGGACTAACGCAGCAATTAAAATCCCAGAGGGTGGATTGACTTGCGAAGACGGAAGAAAATTCCTCGTTAGGTGCTGGAAGCCAACGGTTAAAACCGGCGGCTTAGTAACAATCGAGATGGAGGTTATTGTGCAATTTCCCGATGGGGAGTATGCGCAGTGAGGCCTAAGAACCAACTTACCGGGGCCCTGCGGCACCGATGCACAATTCAACAACCAACAGAAACGGTCGACGCAGCGGGACAGCCTATCGTTTCTTGGTCCCCCTATGTAGTCGATGAGCCTTGCAAGTTTGAGCCAACGGCTGGAATCGAATCAATGAGGGGTCGACAACTTGAGGCAGGGACTCGGGCGGTTTTTCGAGTCCGGTATCGATCGGGCTACACGGTTCAAATGCGGGTTGTTTACCAGGGCGAAACCTACGGAATCACAGCGGTAAACATGGTCGACGGCTTGAGAAACTACATGGACATCATTTGCGCGGCGGTGTTGCCTTGAGTACTTCAATCCAAATCAACGAGGATCTTATCAAGCAGATCGGGCAAATCCCCTTGATGCTTCGCAACGCTCCATTCGGTCGATGCCTTGGATCCTTTGCCAAGCCTGTTGCGGCGGCTTGCCAGGGTCACGCTCAATCATCGAGGTCTACCGGGTCGCGGCTCAAGTGGTCCAAGAAATTCAAGAATAATGCAGCGTTCCAAAACGACTCAAGACAGCATTTTTCGCACAAGGTTTTTAAGGGTGGCGTTGGCGTTGTCATTGGAGCGACATACCCAAAAGGCAACAAACAGCAATTTGTCATGCCGTACCGCAAAGGCGAAAGCTACACGCGAAACCATTGGGGCAAGCCTGGATCGCCTGTTGTTTATACGGGCCGTTCGGGTCGGCAATACACTCGGATCAACCGATCGAAAGCGACCGTCGCGACATTCCCCAAAGAACAACGCGCCCCGATGCGGGCTTATCGCCAGACCTCGGGCGCGGCCGAAGCGGCTTTCGTCAATCAACTTCAAAAGGAAGTAAAGGAGCTACGAATTGGCTAAGAACCTTTCATTGACCGGGACCGTCACGATTGCATCGAGCGGGACTGTATCGACGTCGATTACCATCGAGGGCGGCAGGACGGTGCTTGCACTGAGGACGCCAGCGACGCTAACCGGGACCGAATTTAAGTTCCAGGCCTCGACCGATGGCGATAACTTTTTCGCCTTGTACAACGGCTCGACCGAATACGCGGTGACTGTTGCGGCATCGCGGTACGTTTCGCTTAATACCGAAGTGATGGCCGGGGTGCGATTCCTCAAGGTTGTCAGCGGGTCGAGCGAAGCGGCAGCAAGGACGATCAGCGTTGTGAGCGGGGAGCTGTAAATGTCGGCGATCGGCGAAGCATTGCGAACCAAAGTATTGAGCTACTCGGCGGTATCTACGTTGATAGGGCAGCGTATGTACCCTGACGCCTTGGTTCAAAACGCAACGCTTCCAGCCGTGGTTTACTACGTCACATCGACCGAACGCGAAAGCCATTTACAGGGCCTCAGCAAGCTAGCTCACGCACGATTTACGATCGAGTGCTACGCATTGACGCGAACCACAGCAAGCGCGATCAGTCGAGCGATTAGGGATACTGGAGTCGATGCCTTTCGGGGCGTTGTCAGTTCACACACTTTTTGCGGGATCGATTTCGATTCCGGCGATGAATACATGCAAGAGCCGCCAACAGACGGCAATCAAGAGCACAGGTACATAGTTTCGTTTGATATGCTTGTCCACTACAAGGAGCCTTAAACATGGCAGCATTGACAGTTGCAGATACCGGACTCGGAGCGACGATTTCGGGTACTAGCCTTATCACCACCCAGGTGGTTTCAATTGGCGAAATGACGATTAGCGTCGACTCGCTCGATATTACCAGCCTGGACACAACCGGGTTTGAGGCACTTCGGCCCTCGGACCTTCGGAAGAATCCAGAGGTTGACGTTGTGTTTAATTGGCTCGGAGCGGCGATTCCCTTCGCGGCTACGATGATTCCAACCTCGGAGCCTTACGCGGGAACCTCCGTGACAATCACCCTACCAGGGGCCGGATCCTTCCAGGGGACGGCTTTCGTCAAGGAAGTCAAGACGCCAAAGCTTGCCAAGGGCGAGGTAATGAAGGGCAGCTACAAACTGCAATTCGACGGGGCCACTGACGTTACATTTACCCCAGCGTAAGGAATGATCGAAGATGGTTTTTGTATTAAATCGCCAGCGTGGAATTTCGTTGGCTACTGGGATCGAGCGGGATTTGAATCAATGCCAGATCCGCGTCGGCGGTAAGCTAGTAGGCTATTTGCCATTCGGTGAATCGCCACAGATTCAAGCGATATTTGAATTCCCGCATGATGCCTTGACGGCTGACGAAATCGCTTCGCTTGAAATGCAACTCGAAGCGATCCAAGGCTATCCGGCCAAGGTTCAGCCGCCCGAACAGGTTTCGCGTACATTCGTTAAGGCAGCACTCGAAGCAATCGCACAAGCAAAGGACGAAGAGGACGATGAGTAGCCAAGACGATTTCCTTGCACTGGCAAAGCGTGATTTGGCCGTTGAGCCTGTTACGGTCAAGGGTCGGCAATACTTCATCCATGAGCTATCCGAATCGGATGCGGCGAACATGGAAGTCGAACTGCAAACCAAAAAAGGCTATGACTGGACAGCACACCGGCGGGTGATGGTTGCCTACTGCCTTCGGGACGAATCGGGGCAGCGGGTTGTAACGGATCCTAACGTATTGCGAGACCTTCCCAGATCGGTTGTTGGGCCCCTTTACGATCAGTGCTTGGAGATCAACAAGTACGACCAAGGGGAGATCGAGGCCCTTGCAAAAAAATCAGAAAGAGCCGACGCCTAAAAGTGGCGTTTAGGCTCTGCCTGAAATGGGGAATCCAGGATCCGGCGGCGTGGATGCAAAGTCTACCCGCCGGGGCTTTAAATCAGTGGCTAGCTTGGGACATGGTGGAACCGATGGGGGAACGCTGGATGCAGACTGCGAAGCTCTTGGAGGCCCTGTATTTGCCCCTCTACGCACGCGCTGACGAGGAGCCGCCAGACGCATCGGATTTCATGCCGGATCGATTCTACAGGCCCAAGGTTAGTGCAGCGTCGATTCTCAAGCAGTCGGCTCAGTCGTGTAAGGCGATGGCGAACCAAGTGAAATCGATGTTCGGATTCGGAGGTAAGTAGCTATGGCCCAGACGATCAACGTAGCGAACATCCGAATCGGGATGAATGCCGACGGCGGCGAATTCCTTCGCGGTGAACTGCGTAGCATGACGGCTACGCTAAAGCAGTCAGAGCCGTCGATTGATAAGTTCCGGCGTGACATGGGGCTATTTGAGCGGGCTTTGCGTGAGGGTGCTATCAGCATTACGCAATTCGTCCAGGCTGAAAACCACCTTATCGCAAAGTACGGCATCGCGACCCAACAGACCGAGCAACAGACAGCAGCAACCAAGCGACTAGCCCAAGCGACGCAAGACGCATCGAGGACGGTCGACGGTCAAGCAATATCGCTTCGATCGCTTCAAGCGGCAGCGGGCCAATACATCGGCATTGCGGCAGGGTTTCAGGCAATCAAAAAATCCGTTTTGCTTGCGACGGAACTAGAGAATAACGCGATCGCTTTCGAGGTTATGACGGGATCGGCATCTAGGGCCAACACGCTCCTAAAAGAATTTAAGCTTCTCGACGTACAAAGCCCATTGAACTACGGCGAATTCGCTAGGGCCGGGCAGACCCTAATGCAGTTTGGCGTTGAATCGACGCGGGTATCTCAGCACCTTGAGCGGCTAGCGGCGATCAGTCTTGGCAATCGCGACAAGTTTCAGAGCCTTTCGTTGGCCTTTGGGCAGACCCAAGCAGCGGGCCGGTTGATGGGGCAAGAAGTCTTGCAGATGGTCAATGCGGGATTCAATCCGCTACAAGAGATCAGCCGGACCACTGGTATCAGCATGGTCGAGCTAAAGAAGCGGATGGAGGACGGCCAGATATCCGCTGAGATGGTGGCAAAGGCATTTCAGACGGCCACATCGGAGGGCGGGCTATTCTTCGGCATGAATGAGCGGCTATCGCAATCCATGTCGGGCCAGTTCGCAAAGATGGAAAGCGAAATCAAGGCGGCAGCGATAAGCCTTGGGACTGACTTGATGCCGATGCTTAAGCAAGTTACTGGAATGCTCAGGGAGGGCATTGGAGGCGAAGGTGGCGGCGAACGCGGTATCATCGGATTCAACATCAAGCTAGCCTCGGACGCCTACGCTTCGCTATTTGCGGGGATCGGTACGGGTATCGAAAGCGCGTCCAAGTCAGTTCGCAATCTTGATTTAACCTCGGGTCTTGTCGGCGCGGTAATGGATGGTCTTAATGCGACGCTAGACAAGAGCCAAGAGATAAAGGACGCCGAGCTAGACCGAGAAGCCGCATTGATTAGGGCGGCCAATCAAGAGGGCGAAATAGCCAAAAAGAAAGCCGAGCAAGTCGAGCAATCAAAGCGGCTTGCTGAGGCTGAAATGGAGCGAACCAGGGCCGAGAATCTTCGGGTGAACACGCTCAAGTCTGAT